TTGTGGGGTACAAATCTTTTCGACTCAAGATCAGCGTCTCGTTTTGACTCATAGTTTTTAAATAACTTTCCTCTCACACCTTTAGTGGCTAACTCTAACCAGTCGTCCTCAATCATAGATATCTTGACCTTGTACTTGGATCCCCTCAACCTATTTGTCTTAACAAAGTCTTCTCGATCTGGAGATTCTAACTCTTCTTCACATAAGAAAGGCGCAGGTTCATATCTATCGTAATCAAATCCAGTCTCACATATTATGGATGACCAGAACCTAGCATAGAGATTGTCTAACATGCTTGAAAAATCTAAAGGGGTGATTATTCCTATTGGCTTCTTTTTCACATGAATCATGGGCCATTTAACAACATTGAGCTTTGTCACAGTCCTTCTGAACATCGCAACGTCTTTGATGGAGTCGTTGATTTTTTTGCAGCTATACTCATGAGCTTTGTCCTGTTCTACTCTTATGCACTCTTCTGGACTCTGCCTAGACTTCTTCAACTTATTCACTTCTTTGAGTGATTTGTTAAACAACTCCATCTTGCGATTCAAGAACAAAAGCTCTAAGCCAGTTGACTTGTCAAAATCTTCATGATTTATGTGCAAATCCTTGGCTGAAGATTTCCCTCTCACCTTAGTAATTGAGTCTTTAATGCTCTTCTTCCTAAAAGCCATTTCTTCAGAAGAAGAACTCATGATACCATAACTTGTAGCACTTAGTATGGATGGGTGACCTATCCTAACAGCTGAACACAACATGGAAACTTCTGATTCAGTAAATGACAAATTGCTTAGAACCCTCACTGGAGAAACGCACACAAAAATCAAATCTCTAATCTCCGGGTACTGAAGTTTTGACGATGTGACCAGATTGTCTAAAGTAGAATCATGCATTGTTGTCTTTATCTCACAAAAATAATCAGTATCATCAATTTTGCCAACAAAGTCGGGATAAGCAGAGCGAGAAAATCCATATTCTAAAATGTTGATCTTCATCTCGTACTGATTGAACAAACTCAGACATACTAAATCATGTGGATAAGAGTTTGCTTTTTCAGGTATGTAATCGATGCTAAGGCCTTTCTTAATGCCGCTTGTCAAAACTGATGCAGATATTGTTCCCTCAATCACAGGATTTATTGTGAAGATAATGCGCCCTGATTCTGCTGGTCGATGAGATATTTCGACGGAGGACAAGTCCACTTCCATAGATAAGTGATGTTCGTACTCATGTGTAAAGTCATTGTTAGACCGCCTTACTGCG